TAAGAATATTTACAGATTATATAGAGACTAAAGAAAAACCTACATTTGATAATATTGGAAATACAACAATAATTCCAACATCAGTAATTGTATCAATTAAAAAAATTACCTTGTAATTTTAAAATATTCTCTTATCTTATTAAGATGGGAACTGTTTTTGCATATATAATTGTTTGTCTTATTCAATATCCATTATTGACGTTTTTTGGAGCTTTTTTAGTATGGTTATTAATTTCTTTTATTTTTAGATTTTAACACTTGACCTTTTTATAAATAATCTTATTATCGTGGGATATGAATATAAAACTAACAAAAAAAGAAAAAGACTTTTTATTTGATTGGCTTTCAGATGATTTGGATTTAGCAACAAGAGAAAAACAAGATAGAGCAAATTCAAAACCAGATATTGTTATTTCAAATTTAAGTTCTATTCTTAAAAAACTAACAAAGGAGCAATAATGGGATTTGATATAACTGGTTTAAATCCAAAAAACCTACATTTAAAAGAACCAAAGCAACCAGATAATTTGTGGGATTTACCAAAAGAAAAACAAGATGAGTATTTTGACAAAAGAGATGAGTACACTTCTCAATCTGGTACTTATTTTAGAAACAATGTTTGGTGGTGGCGACCACTTGCACATTATGTTTTAGAAGAAACAAAAGTTATTCCAGACGATAGAAAAGAAAGTTGGGGATATAATGATTGTTCAGAGGTGTCTCAAAAAGAAGCCGAGATGATTGCTAAACAATTAAGATACTTAATTAAAACTGGTCATACAAAAAGATATGAAGCCAAATGGGAAGCAAGAAGAAAAACTTTAGAAATACATAATGACAAAGTTGAAAAAGAGTTAGAAGAACATTGTCAAGATGTTTTTAAAAAACTTGGTAAAACTGTTGCACCAAAAGATTTTCCCAAAAAAGACCACGACAAATGGGAAAAGATTTACAGAAAGAGAAATAGTGATGCCTCTTACCCTTTTTCGATTAAGAATGTTGAAGAGTTTGCAGAATTCTGTGAAAACTGTGGTGGCTTCAGTATTGGTTAAAAGAATTTTTTGATTATTTTTAACAATTGTTAAAAAATAAAAATAATCTGTGGTGTTAG